AATCTATAATTAGTTGGAATATTACCTGAAGCTGGTTGTAACACTTCTACTTCCATTGGGTCTAATGAACTTGATACTTTGAAATTAACATCGTCTAATAAACTAAATTCTGTTCCATTCGCTGACATCACTGTAGAATCAGCTGATAAAATACCGGCATAATCTAAATCTGCTTTAAAATTACCACCACCTAAATTCTTTGCAGGAACATCAACTTGCATTGTAAGTTTTACGGTTGATGGTGCAGCTAATTTTGGTTTGTATCCATATGACTGAGCAATTGCTAATACATTCTTTCTTTCTTCTGCAAATTGTAATAATGTTTCTCTGAATTGATTATCAACATAATAGTTTAATACATCACCAACATATGCTGCCATTTCAACAAACATCATACCTGGCGATGCTTCATTAAAATCATTGTATGTTGTTGGGAAATAAGTTTTCGCAAACTCAATAAGATTTTGTCTTATATCACGAAAATCTCTACCGAGATAGTTTACCTCTTTCTTTATTGATTTTTTATTTGTTCCGTAGTCTACTTGCCTCGGCATTTCTATTCTCCAATATTAAAATTAAATGTTATTGTATCAAATGAATCCGGCTCTAATGATACTGAAAAGTCTATTGATACATCAACTTGGTTACCTTGTTGAAACATATTTATTTCGTTAATGATAACATATGGTAACCAATTAGATACTGCTTCTCTAATGGCTTCGTCTATATCGTTCTCTACATCAGGACCTTGATTGAAAATAACATCCATTAGTGTTGAGCCAAACTCTGGTTGCATAACTCTTTCACCTAATGAAGTTAGTAATAGATTTCTCATATTAGCTTTTGCTTGTTCAAGTATTGTTTTTGTTTTATAAAAAAACCCTTCTTGACTATGGTCTAATGGAAATCTAACTCCAACGAATACATCCTCATTTCTATCTATTTCTCTTACGCTTGCCATTATGGTCTAAAGTTACCATCCTTTTTTTTATTAATTGCTTTCATCAAACCAGAATAATCACGAGTTAATGCGTTTTGAACATCTTCTGGCACTTGGTCTACTGAAACACCTGCTTTCTTGATTGTATCAACTGCTGCCATNTCTCTCGCTCTTTCTTTATTCTGAACCCCACCTAAATTTCCATAACCTAATACTTCTGCCATATTGTCAGAACCCAATACTCCACCGCCCAATGTTGGATATTCTTCAGTTTGATTTGATGAACCCAATGGACTTGTGTTATTCAATACTTCATTTAATGCTGTATTTTTTGAGTATTGTTTTTTAGATTTTTTCTTAATTACCCTTTTAGGTGTTGGTGTAGAAATCGCTTCTGATAGTTTGATTTCTTCTTTATCATTAATAAATATCTCGGTCATCTGTTTTTTGACTTCTTTACGGACGACTAATTCGATTATTTTTATTAATTCATTTTTCTTCATTACTACTCCTGTTTAGTTATAAATTCATTCCCTCACTAATTAAGTCTGCAATTATTCCCATTGAAGACAATTTTTGAGCGTCTTGTTCTCTTTTTTGAGAACTGATTAATAATTCTCTAACTTGTGGTGAACCACCAAAGTCAAGATATCTTTTTACATCTTCAGTATCTGCACCATCTGCAATTACATCTCTGATGTCAGTTGTATCTAATGGTGGATTATTTGGGTCTGCTTCATAAGCGTCAAGTGCTTCTAATATTGTTTGTGTTGAACCACCACCTTGTTGTATAGCATCAAATGCTGCATTTAATGCTGCTACCGCTACAGCTGCTGCAGCTGCCTGTGCTTGTATGTTTGCTACCTTAGCTTTTGCCGCATCCACATCATCAAAAAATTCTTCCCACGCAAGTATTTGTTCAGGTGGAAGGGATTTTAAATCATTCAACCCAAGTTCTTCAGTTAATTCATTTAACGATATGGTTTTCCACTCTTGTTTATTTACCCATTCAAATTCAAAAAAGTCTTTTATCTTTTTTAATTGGTCTAAAAAAACTTAAGTCAAGTAAATGACCTGATATATTCAATGGGTTTGGTGTTCCTGGTGCTATTACGGGTGGTAATATTTTTGATGCTGCTGATATTACTCCGTTATTAATATTTTCTATTGTTGGTCTCATAGCTCGTGCCATTGGTAAAATGTTCTCTGGTAATAATTGTGTATCACCATCTATATCATTTAGTTTTTTAGTTATATCTTTTTTAACTCCATCAGATGTATCTGATACTAATTGTTGTGTTACAATATTAACCGCTTCATTATTGTGAATGTTTACACTATTTCCTTTTATGTGAACATCACCTTGTGCAAATATTCCTATATCATCTTGTTTAGCATTCAATATAATTCTATCAGAATCAAAAATTATTTGTGGTTCTGTATAATCAACATTTAAACCAACCTTCGTACCTTGTGAAAAAGTTGGATTTGAATATTGAACTTTTTCATTTGTGGTCATATAGATAGATGCTTTATCAGCTGCTAAACTCTCCTCATCAACAGTTAAACCTGCTACAACTTTTACATTTGGCGATTCTTCTTGTCCATTAATTTGATTACTACCTAAGTGTATGGATTGTCCAAATCTACCTTGTATAATTGTATCACCTTCAGAACCAACAAGTCTTTCTGATTTGGTATCTTTAAAATATTCACCTGACTTATATTCAGATGGTAGTCTATCACTATTTAGAACTCCAATCGATTGTTGCTTAGCACTTATAGATTGGAAATCATTTACACCACTTTGATTAAATTGTTTGCGGTATTTAGGATTAACGCTTGATAAGTTCTCTTGTAGAGTTGCTACATAATATCTCTTACTCTTATAAGACATACCAACTAATATATCACCAACAACTGGATATTGTAAGATGTTTGGATTCAACGGATAATAAAAACTCATCTCATCAGGTTTATCACCTTGTTCAGAAATAACATTTCTACCCTTTACGACTCCAGGTATAACAATACCATTTTGTGCGTTAGGTCTATATATATCCATTACCTCAAATGGTTCTAACTCGTAGAACTCTACATCTTTAGCAAGTTGTTTTAAATGCAATTGCAATTCATTTGTAGTAACTACATCATTTCTGAACGGGTCTTTTACACCACCGCCAGTAGACTTAGTTCTCTTATATGCCATTAGTTTCCTTTGTTTAAAGATTCCAAGACTTCATCTTGTTTTGTTTGTAACTCTTGAACATCTGATTCTATTGCATTCATCAGTTGTTCTTTTTCTGCTTCTGATAAACCGAACTCATCTCCTGAATCCGATACTCGTTTTTCAGCTGCTGTAATTCTTTGAACGATTGTTGCTAACTTAACAAGTTGTTCGTCGTTCTTTACATTGATTTCTAAATACTCTTTTAGCATAGGGATAATCTGAACGGCTGTATCTCCATCCTTGATAAATCCCACAACCTCTTTCATCAATACTTCTAATTGTGTTTTATTGGTTTTGGAATTATCGTATATGTCCTTGAAGACATCTGATAAGGTTTTTCCTTCGAATATTTCGTAATCTTTTGCCATAATTTTGCCTGTAATTTACCTAATAATAAATAGTTAAATGTCAAAAAAGAGTGGTATATATTTATATACTCGTTTATTTTTGTTAGAATTGGTTATAGTTATTATACGACTACGAAATATGTAGTCTTTTAGATTAATAAAAAGGGGAAACTAAAATGAAAAATACTATGGCAATGGTAATGGAAGCAGTTAGTGGGATAAAAGAAGTTCTGTTTCACATTATCGGTCTTGGGGTTCTCGTTCAACTTATATTTGTTGGCGGGTTCTTCGGTATGGACATTATTGGTAATCTGATTAGTTTAGTGAATTTGTTTGCAAATAGTGGATTCGCTGGATTCATATCACTATTAGTGATATTAGGATTACTAAATAAGTAACAATAATAAAGGTGGAATTAAAAAGGGGAATAGAAATATTCCCCTTTTTTCGTTTATAGGTTGTCCCAACTACCTGTGTATTTGGTTTCAATACTACCTGTTGTTAGGTAATTGTGTTGTAGATTCACGTGATGCTTTTTCATCACATTCACTACTCTTGTAATGTGTTGTGTATTAGAGTTTGTCATTTCTCTAATCATAATATAGAGAGCTTTCTTATTGAAGTTATCAATGTTCTCTCTATGTTCCATAAGATACAAAACTGAATTAGCAACATCCATATCTTGTTTTCTTTTAAATACCGTGGTTAAATTATTTCCCCAATACTCAATAAACAAATCAAGATATTCTTTCTTTGCTGTTAGTAAGTCAGCTCTCGATGCTTCTGTGATTGGGTCTCGTTTGTAATCCGTAACCTCTTCACTATCAGTTTGTTTCATCTTTTTATAATTGTTGTTGTTATGTAGAATCAAATAGTTTTTAGCGACGATACTAAAGTAACTAAATGCTTTACCTTTACCTTCAGTAAACTTATGCATATTCATATACAAGAAACTAACTACCTCGTGTTTAACATCTTCCGATGGAACATCAAAGTAATAGAACTTAAATGTATGAATAATGTTTTCAGCCAACTTTTCAAAAGCGGTTCTGATATGTTCATTGTAAATTCTCTCTCTCATATGTGGACGAGTTTCTTTATTGTGACGAATGATTGCATTCTCTGTCGTTTGTGTAAAGTAATATCTTGGTGAACCCTTTTTTGCTTTTCTTGGCATTATAACTCCTCTTGTGTTATTTCGTTTAGTTCGTCTATTGTTTCTTTTATTGAATCAAAGATAACTCCTACTTCATCATCAGCTTCAAAGTTTCCTTTATCATCAATTTCTTTTAATGTGTTTTGAGTATCAATCACTCGTTGTGCATAATTCTCAATCCAAGTTTCAAGTCGTTCTACTTTTCTCGTTAGATTAAATGTAGTCCAACCTAATATGATTGCTGTTATTAATAATATAATTTCTACTATCATTTTTTCTCTCCAAACAATTCATTAAATATATCTTTAGCGTCTGTTGATTCTGTATTGAACTTTTCTTTTACTTCTGTATCAACTGCTTGTTTTATATTCGTTACTGACTTTTGGACTTTTTCAGATTCAACCTTATCACCTCTTTCCCATTGATTAGATTCAATGTGAGTTGCCATCATATCTGCTTGGTGTAAGATGTAAGCGATATTACTTCTTAATCCAAAGTCTGGATTATATCCTTTGTAGTATTTCTCATTACCTTCTTCATATAGTCCGTCTGTTAATCTTAATCCAATGAATTCCCATTGTGTCATAGGAATCTCAAAGTGTTGTAATATCCAACAAGCCCTATCAGTTACA